TCCTTTAGGACAAACATCAACCTCAATTTTAGGATTAGATTATTTTGAATTACGTCCTAAAATAGTATTACCTAAAAAATCTAAACAAATTGAAGGTAAATATGTGGTTATTGCTCCTCATGCCTCCGCTCATGCTAAGTATTGGAATCATCCTGGTGGGTGGCAAGCCGTTATTGATTATTTAAATAATAAGGGTTATAAAGTAGTAATGATTACAAGTGAAAAATTAGGAGACACTTGGCATGACTCAAAACTTGGAGGTACATTAAAAGGAGTAATTAATAAAACAGGTAATTATCCAATTGAGGATAGAATGATTGATATGAAATATGCTGATGCTTTTATTGGTGTTGGAAGTGGATTATCTTGGTTAGCATGGTCAATAGGAACACCCGTAATAATGATTTCAGGCTTTAGTGAACCTTATACTGAGTTTTTAGATTGTGAGCGTGTATTTAATTATGATCCTAATGTATGTACAGGATGTTTTAACAAACATTGGTTAAATCCTGGTGATTGGGAATGGTGTCCTGAACATAAAAATACATCAAGACATTTTGAATGTACAAAAACAATTAAACCCGAGCAAGTAATTGTGTCAATTGATAAAATTTTGAATATTTATTAATAAATAAAACATGGCAACTTTAAATCCATCAAATGTAGTAAACGGTAATACAATACAAGCATCTGACATTGAACAATTATATAATGCTTTTGGTACGGGATCAGCAGGATTTGCAACTATTACTGGAGTAAGTTTAACGGGTAGTATAACTAATGCGGACGCAGCTACCTTAGCAGCATCTGCTTCTAAAATAACAACTGCTATTACAGGTGGGGGTACTCATTATTTAACTTTTGTTCAAGGAGCAGGTACTTATTTTCCTAAAATTGATAATGATTTAGAATATAATCCTACTACAAATGTATTAACTGTTACATCTTCTTTCGCTACCTCAGCTTCATATGCTGGTAATTCATCAGTTACTCAAGTAAACAATCAATATTATGATAATGGGGTAAACACAATCCCAGCTAATTTTAAATTTGTAGCTGGTAAAGTAACTATGACTAATGGAGCAGCTACAAGTAGTGTGTTTACTGCTTTAATAGGTAAAGTATTAGGTGATACTGTATGGATTAATGCTTCATACCCTACAGCATTTACTCCATTTACATCATCAGTAACCGTAGACACTGCTCCCGGACCACCATACACAACAAATCTTTCAATACTTAAAGTTAACGTATCTTCTAGTGGTCAAGTATTAATTACAGGAGGTCCAAATGATATAGGAACAGTTATATTTACAGGAATGTATATTTAAAAATAAAAATAATATATGACAACACAAGTTATAACCCCCGAAGAACTTACACAAGTTCAAAGTTTACAATCTAGAAGAGATCAATTAACAATTGACTTTGGTTACACAGAATTTCAAATACAAGAATTAGAACTAAAAAAAGAATCTCTTGTTGATGCTCTTATCCAATTAAAAAATGAAGAAATTCAAGTTAGTAAAATAATTTCCGAAAAATATGGAGAAGGAAGCATAAATCTTACCAAAGGAGAATTCACCAGTTCTAATTAATTTTGACTTTTTCTGTAATATTTATTATGGAATAAAATCAATATAACTTTAGAAACATGGCAACAAATACATTAGTATCTCCTGGCGTACTTCAATTAGAAAATGACCAGTCCTTTATTACGCAAAACCCCGTAAACGTTGGGGCTGCTATTATTGGTCCTACAGTTAAAGGTCCTGTAGAAGTTCCTACAATTGTTACTTCTTGGAGTGATTATCAAAACAAATTTGGTACTACATTTTTAAGTGGTAGTAACATTTACACGTACTTCACTTCAATTGCAGCTTATAACTATTTTAATAACGGTGGAGACACTATGTTAGTAGCTAGGGTTGTTTCAGGTACATTCTCAGAAGCAACTTCTACTCCTATTGGTAACGGAAATTTAGCAACAACAGCCTCTGTTACTGTTAGTAGTGCTAGTTTAGCTCCCTTTATTACTCCAACAGGATCTTTTTCTATTAATGGAATCACTATTGCTGTAACAGGAAGTACTACCCCAACAAATACTGCTACTACTATATTTGTAGCCTCAGGTTCAACTGCTTCAGATTCAATTACAGCTATTGTAACAGCATTTAATGCTAGTTCTTCTGTAGCTCCATATAGTTCTTCATTACAATACATTGTTGCTAGTGCTTCTGGATCTACTGGTTTATTCTTTAGAACTACATCTTCACAAATTGGAACTAATATTCCTGCTTCAACATTAAATGCTTATACTTATATATCAGGAAGTACTACTACTTTATTTAGTGGTGCTACTAATGCTGAAGCTTTAATTTTAAAAACTATTTCTGAAGGAGCTAACCAAAATAGTTCTAGTTCATTAGATATTTCTGGTTCATTAGCATCAGGTTCAGTAAATAATATTAGATACCAAATAGCAAATAATGATACAGCTTCAGGAACTTTCAGTATAATCGTTCGTCAAGGAGATGATAATACAAATAACCAAATTGTATTAGAAACATGGACTAACTTATCTATGGATCCAACAGCACCAAATTATGTATCTAGAGTAATTGGTGATCAATATAAAGTTTATTCTGGAACTAATGATAACCAAATTGTAGTAAATGGAACTTATCCAAATGCTTCAAGATACGTTTATGTATCTAGTGTTATAACACCAACCCCATTATATTTTGATAATACAGGTGTTGCTAAAGCTCAATTTACAGGTTCTATACCTACAAACGGAAATGGATCATTTACTGGTGCTACAGGTGATTTAGCATCTACAGGAGGAGCTAAATATTATGATGCTATTATTAGTGGTGTAAATAATATTCAAGGATTATTATCATCAAGTTATGATAATATGATTAGTTTATTATCAAATCAGGACGATTACCAATTCAACGTATTATTAACCCCAGGCTTATTTGCTGATGGTGCTGCTTTAGGTGCTTCTCAAGTAAATACTATTGTTAACAATACAATGAACCGTGGAGATAATATTTTTGTAGCTGATTTAGTACCTTATGGTTCTACTATTAGTGCAGCAACATCAGCAGCAAATGCTAAAAATACTTCATATGCCGCTTCATATTGGCCTTGGGTTCAAACAGTTGATCCTAGTACTTCTCAATTAGTATGGGTACCAGCTTCAACGTTAGTAGCCGGTGTATACGCGTATAATGATAACGTAAGTGAGCCTTGGTTCGCTCCCGCTGGTATTAACAGAGGTGGTTTATCTACAGTAGTAAGAGCTGAAAAGAAATTAACTCAAGCAAATCGTGACACTTTATACACAAATAAAGTTAACCCAATTGCTACGTTCCCTGGAACAGGAGTTGTAGTTTACGGACAGAAAACATTACAAACTAAAGCAAGTGCTTTGGATCGTGTAAACGTTCGTCGTCTATTAATTTCTCTTAAATCATACATTGGTCAAGTAGCAAACAACTTAGTATTTGAACAAAATACTATCGCTACTAGAAACTCATTCTTAGCTCAAGTTAATCCTTACTTAGAATCAGTTCAACAACGTCAAGGTTTGTATGCTTTTAAAGTAGTAATGGATTCAAGCAACAACACTCCAGACGTAATCGATAGAAACCAATTAGTAGGACAAATTTACTTACAACCAACTAAGACTGCTGAATTCGTTTACTTGAACTTCAACATCTTACCAACAGGAGTATCTTTCCCAGCATAATTTTTTAAAAACGGAATATTTATAACAAAACAAAATAAACAAAATGGCAATCTTAGATCCTAACGAAATATTTTTCACCGCCTTTGAACCAAAACAGGCTAACCGATTCATCATGTATGTTGATGGTTTTCCATCATATATCATTAAAGCAATCTCAGCTGTAACGTTTGAACAAGGTGAAGTGGTTCTTAACCATATCAACGTTTACACAAAAGTAAAAGGTAAAACAAAATGGAGTGATTTAACTATGACTTTATTTGATCCTATTACTCCTTCAGGTGCTCAAGCAGTAATGGAATGGGTACGTTTACACCACGAATCAGTAACAGGTCGTGACGGATATAGTGATTTCTATAAGAAAGATTTAACTATTGATGTGTTAGGTCCAGTAGGTGATATCGTTTCTGAGTGGGTAATTAAAGGTGCGTTTATTAAAGGTGGTAACTTCGGTGAATATAACTGGGATACTGAAAACGCAGCTATTAACTTATCATTAACACTTGGTATGGATTACTGTGTATTGAATTTCTAATTAAAAGTAAAAATAAATCAAAGAAAGCTCGCATTTTTTGCGAGCTTCTTTTTTTCTTATATATTTATATAGGACAACAAAATTATAATAAATAAAAATTATGGAAGAAAACAAACCATCATTCCCTACAGAAGTTATCGAGTTACCTTCAAAAGGATTATTGTACCCTGAATCAAATCCACTTTCTTCAGGCAAATTAGAAATGAAATATATGACCGCTAAGGAAGAAGATATTTTATCAAATAAATCTTATATTGAAAAAGGAACAGTACTTGATAAACTTTTAGAATCTTTAGTAGTAACTAAAGAAATTAATGTTAATGATTTAGTAATTGGAGATAAAAATGCTTTATTAATTGCTGCTCGTGTTTTAGGTTATGGAAAAGATTATACTTTTACATATGATGGTAAAGAACATGAAGTTGATTTAAGTACTTTAGAAAATAAAACCTTTGATGAGTCTTTAATTACTAAAGGTACAAATGAGTTTTCTTATACTTTACCTTCTACCGGAACTGAAATTACTTTTAAATTATTAACCGGAAAAGATGAATTAAATATTAATAAAGAAATTGAAGGTCTTAAAAAAATCCATAAAGATTCATCTCCTGACTTATCAACTCGTTTAAAGTATATGATTACATCTGTTGCTGGTGATAGAGAACCAAAAACTATTCGTAGTTTTGTAGATAATCATCTATTAGCACGTGATTCTAGATCACTAAGAGAATATATCAGAAAAGTACAACCAGATGTAGATCTAAATTATACTTTGGATAGTGGTGTGGAGGTCACTATCCCAATCAATATTAGCTTTTTTTGGCCTGACTTCTGAGATAGCAAGTCAATTTAGATTTAATTTATTTAAACAAATACATGAAATAGTATTTCATGGAAAGGGAGGTTATACTTGGGAAACTATATATAACATGCCTATTTGGTTAAGAAAATTTACGTTTTTTCAACTTCAAAACTTTTATAAAGAAGAATTAGAACAAAGTCAAAACGCTCAACTAGGGAATAAAACTACTTTAGTAGACTCTACAGGTAAAGTTCAATCTCCCGAATTTGCCAAAGGTAAAAAACCAGCAAGTTATAAATAAAATTTAATTATTTAATATTTATAACAAAACATACTTTATAATGGCTGAAGCAAATAAAAAAGATATTGCTGAATTAAGAGAAGAATTAAAAAAGTTAAAAAGGGAATACCAAGATTTAACAGGTGAACCTCTTACAATCATTAAACCAGATACTCTAACAAATGTTCGAGAGGTTAATGAAGCTATAAAAACAGTAAAAGCTTCTATAGAGTCTGCTGAAAGAAGTAATTTAAGATTTTCTACAGGTTTTAGAGATATACATGATGAAATTATTGCTATAACAGGTGAATTATCTAAAAGCAATTCTAATATAAATTTAGCTACTAAAGCTTTTAAGGGTACCCAAGATATTGTTCAAAAATTAAAATATGATGAACAAGATATTACCAAATTAAGTTTAAAAGATTTAGAATTATCTAAAGAAAAATTAAAGCAACAGCAAAAAGAAACTACTGAAAGAGCACAAGCTTTAGCTGTTGAAAAAGGAATTGAAAATATTGCTAAAGTAAATTTAAAATTCCGTAGAGACCTTAGTGAAAGCGAAAGAGCTCTTTTAGAAGGTTTAAAAGCTGAATTTCCTATATATGATGATATCAATGATAGATTAGCAAAAAGAATTCATGAAGAAGAACAAATTAATAAACTTTTAGGTTTAGGAGGAGCGGCTTTACATAGTATAGAACATACTATGGAACATATTGGCTTAGGATCTTTAGCTCATCATCTTGGTATAGAAGAAGCTAATGAAAAGATGAGAGAAATGGCTGAGGAAATTGAGAAAGCTGGTGGAAATGTTAATAGTTTTACTAATAAATTTGAGGTTTTAAAAACAGGATTATCATCAATTGGAAAAAGTTTTACTCATCACTTAACA